GCATTAAGAGTGTTGATACAAGTGGAATGTCTACATTTGCTCAGAATCTTACGAATTTGGGTAATGCTGGTATCGATGGATTTATCAATGCCTTTACGAATGCTAATTCCCGCGTAAGTACAGCCGCAAACACAATGGTCACTACATTTATCAATGCCGCCAAAGCACAGCAAGGAAATCTGACAAGCACTTTCACCACCATGATTAACGGTATTGTCACTGCTTTCACCAGCAAGTACAATCAGTTCACAATCATGGGGCAGACGATGATGACCAACTTTATCTCTGGCATTCGTACCGGAGACGCATCGGCTCGGTCGGCATTTGTCGCCATCGTGTCGGGTTGTCTGACCGCAATCCGAAATAAGTTCTACGAGTTTAACACCGTTGGACAGACTACGATGACAAATCTTATTGCCGGTATTCGAACAAAGAATCAGCTTGCAAAAGATGCCTTTGTTCAGATCATTAACAGTTGTCTGACAGCAATCCGAAATAAGTATACTGACTTCTACAATGCCGGTAAATATCTTGTCGAGGGTTTTGCTAAGGGTATTGACGAGTATACCTGGTACGCAGAAGCACGAGCCAGAGCAATGGCAAGAGCTGCTGCACAGGCTGCGGAAGCTGAGCTCGACATCAACTCACCATCTAAAGTTGGCTATCGAATTGGCGGATTCTTTGGTATGGGATTTGTCAATTCTTTGATCGACTACACCGATAAGTCTTACGATGCCGGTGCATCTGTTGCAAAGTCGGCTAAGGAAGGACTCCGCAACGCAGTTTCTAAGATTGGTGATTTCATCGAAAACGGAATTGACTCTCAACCGACGATTCGACCGCTGCTTGATCTGTCTGATGTAACGGAGGGTGCTGGTAGACTATCGGCACTTCTGAGTCGAAATCAGGCAATGAAGATCAGTGCAGGTATGGAGCGTGATGGTGCAAGTGTCGTTCAAAATGGCGGTACTACACCTGCCTCTGGAAACAACTACAATTTCACACAAAACAACTATTCGCCTAAGGCACTGTCGAGGATTGACATTTATCGTCAGACGAAGAACCAGTTCTCGGCGTTGAAAGGATTGGTGGAAACATGATTCACTCATTTGCTATCACCAATTACTTAGGTGATAGGATCAAACTTGACTTGAGGGAGCCTGAGGTTTCGGGCTTCCTCATCAAGTCTGTAACCGGCTTAGGTCCGGTCAAAGCAACTGTCAACACGACAGAAGTCGTCACTAATGACGGCTCTATGTTTAACTCCGCCAGATTGAGTCAGCGGAATATTGTTTTCCAAATCGTATTTGTTGATACAGTCTACGGAGAAACGATCGAAGATGTACGGCAGAAATCCTACAAATACTTTCCGGCAAAGAAAAGTGTTGAAATCATTATCGAAACTGATAACCGATATGTACGAACAAGCGGTTATGTGGAATCGAATGAACCGAACATTTTCAGCTCGCAGGAAGGGACCTCAATCTCAATCATTTGCCCTGACCCATTCTTCTATTCAGCCGGAGAGGACGGAAACAATGTAACGGATTTCTACAGTATTGACCCGATGTTTGAATTTCCGTTCTCAAACGAGTCTCTGACGGAACCCTTGCTTGTATTTGGCGAAATTCAGATCAAGACGGAGGGTGTCATCACTTACTATGGTGATGCCGAAATCGGTGTAACGATCTATATTCATGCAATAGGACCGGCAAGCAACATCAATATTTACAATACGGAAACCAGAGAAGTCATGAAGATCGATACTGTGAAGCTCCAAAAGCTGACTGGAAAGGGTATCGTCGCAAGTGATGATATCGTTATTAACACCTCAAAGGGTGATAAGAGCATTACTCTGATTCGTGAAGGCGTTTCGTACAACATCCTGAACTGTTTGGATAAGAATACCGACTGGTTTACCTTAGCAAAAGGCGATAACATTTTCGCCTTTACTGCTGACAGCGGTGTTACGAATCTTCAGTTCAGAATTGAAAACAAAGTAATCTATGAGGGGGTATAACTATGGAACTTTTGGTCTTAAACATCGACTTTGAGTCCATAGCCGTCATAGATACTTACGAATCCATGATATGGACTGACCGGTATAATTCGTATGGAGATTTCGAGATATTCTTCGCTATGGATACACAACTCTTGCAGTATTTGAAAGAGGATTACTATCTTTGGTTGAAGGATTCGGAGCACTGTATGATTATCGAGGACATCAAGATCAATGCCGACACAGAAGAAGGAAATCATCTTATCGTCACAGGTAGATCGTTGGAGTCTATTCTTGAACGCCGCATCATCTGGGGGCAGCGAATCTTTAACGGAAATCTTCAAAATGGCATCCAGACGATGCTAAACGAATGCATCATTTCACCGTCTATTGCTGATCGAAAGATTTCCAACTTTGTGTTCGTGCCTTCTGCCGACCCTAAAATTACAAGTCTGAAAATCGACAACCAATACACAGGTGACTGTCTGTACGATGTCGTCAAAGGACTTTGTGAGGAAAACAATATAGGGTTCAAGATCGTACTGACAGATGAAAACAAGTTTGCATTCAGTCTGTATGCCGGTGTTGATCGCTCTTATGAGCAGACAGAAAATCCGTATGTTGTTTTCTCTCCAAACTTTGAGAACATCATCAACAGCAACTATTATTCATCCAGAGCGAGTTTTCGAAATGTGACTCTGGTCGCAGGAGAAGGTGAAGGGGCAGCAAGGCGAACTGCTATCGTTGGCTCAGCCTCAGGGCTTGATCGGCGTGAGCTTTTTACAGATGCTCGTGACATCTCATCCGATACTGAGGACGGGACTCTTTCCGATGCAGAATATATGGCGCAGCTTCGGACAAAAGGCTTGAAGAATCTGGCAGATCATATTGTAACCACTGCATTCGAAGGAGAAGTTGAAGTTACTCGACTTTTCAAATACGGCGAGGACTTCTTTATCGGAGACATCGTTCAAATCGCCAATGAATATGGCAATGAGGGATCAGCTTACATTTCAGAGCTGGTCATCTCAAACAGTGAGGAAGGGTTGTCGATTTATCCGACCTTCAAAACTATTTCAAAGTAAGGAGGGAGAAACTGAATGAGCGTATCAAGCGGATTTTTCAATTCACTTAACGGTGACCGCAAATACAATGCTGCACAGATGTCAGCTATCTTTGATGGACTCATCATCGATGGTGTATTTGCTTCTATCGGAACCGCTTTTGCTGTGAAGGCGGCAGGCGGTCTTACCGTGAATGTCGGTATCGGCAAAGCCTGGTTCGACCATACATGGACAGTCAATGACAGCATCCTGCCGATGACCGCCCCGGAAGCAGAGGTGCTTCTTGATCGTATTGATGCCGTGGTTCTGGAAGTAAACGGAATGGAATCAGTTCGTAATAACACTATCAAATTTGTCAAAGGTAATCCGTCCAGTGCACCGTCGAGACCGACTTTGACGAACGAGGGAAATGTCCATCAGTACCCTCTCTGTTATATTTACAGAAAATATGGCACTGCGGTCATTAACCAAGCTGATATTACCCCTATGGTTGGTACAGAATCTACTCCATTTGTAACTGGCATTCTTCAGACGATCAGTCTGGACGAGTTGCTTGGCAAATGGCAGGATGAGCTTGATCGATTTACTGATGCACGATCTAAGGAAGTCGATGACTGGATTGCTCAGGAGGAAAGCGATTTCACGGCTTGGTTCAATAAAATGAAAGCGGACCTCCAACAGGAGCAGACCGTTCTTGACCAGTGGATCGCATCTGAACAGGCCGATTTCCTTGCCTGGTATAACCAGATGAAAGATCAGCTCAGCGGCGATGTCGCCGGTAATCTGCAACTTGAGATCGACAAGGAAGAGGTCAAACGGATTTTACTGGTTGGCTTCGAAGACGGAACCAAGGAGTTTTCAGATGATGGTACTGTTATCACTTCGACTGCGAGCGATGGTAGAATCCTGACGAAGACTTTCTCTGATGGATTCCTGACGATGACAAATGTGTTGAAGAGTGCAGCGGGGGCAGAGGTGGCGAGAGCCGTCAAAACTTTTGACTCCGACGGCAAGCTTATCAGTACCGTTGTCACTTATTCTTAAAGCGAAAGGAGAACAATCAAAATGGCAGAAGAAGATCTGATTTTCGGTAAAAACCGACACTTCTTCGGCGGCATTGAGCCGTCCAATATGCTGGCATTTACTGCGCATGGCGGTATGCCCCAGGGACAGTATCGTGTTTTTATCACAGCTACACTCCCTAATGACACAGTAATAAATGGACAGACACTTTGCACCGTGAAAGGTGCGATTATCCGAAGGAAAACGACTGATTATCCGAAGGACGAATTCGACGGCGATCTTGTCGCCGATATTAAGGAATCCACAACTTTTATGGATTCTGGGCTTTCATCGACCGGAACCTACTACTATGCCGCTTTTCCTTATACCACGCAGGGTGTGTATAATCGAAATAAGTCTAATCGCGCTGTAGTAAATGAACCGGAGCCGATGCAGGAGTTTTCCGCTAAATCGGTATATGTTTCAGCATCTGACACCGTTAAAGTTGAGATTACGGCGAAGTTGCCGAGTGGTGTAGCCGGCGCAGTTATCCGTAGGAGCACAACTGGTTACCCGACCAGTGAAACGGAGGGAGAACTGTTCAAGAACATCACTGCGAATGGTACTTATACGGACACTAATGTGACGGTCGGTGTGGTGTATTACTATTCCGCATTTCCTTATACCAGTACCGGCGCCTATAATCGCAGTGAGGCAAACAGAGCCAGCGTAGTACCCAAGAAGAGAGACTATCTATTTGGCTATGATCTGGTCAAGGCAACCTCCAGCCCTACCGGACGAGTAACTTATCCTTCTGATGTGGATAACGCTGCATTTACTCCGGCGGCTATGAATTTCAGCACCGGTAAGTTCAACTATGGTGGTTGGGCATTTGATCCGGGTGAAAAGTTCATGCCTCGTCCTTGTATGCTGACTTACGCCGGAAAGGTTGACCATTATCTTAATCCTAACGACTATACCAAGAAGGTCGACGGCACCACATCCAAGGTTACGGATACTTCTTTCGGTGGAAATGCCATGATGGAGTGGCCGAAGATCTATACGAAGCGGTGGGAGGAGAATGGTGTTTATCATTTCCGCTGCTCCGATACTCCTCAGGACGATACTTGGGATTGCTGGTGCAACTATGACCGCAATAACAACCAGATCGATCATTTCTATACCCCCATCTATTTCGGTTCTCTGGTTTCCGGTAAGCTGCGTTCTATCAGCGGTGCAGCTAACAGCGTAAACACCACGCCGGCTAACGAAATCGCCTATGCAAAGGCAAACGGCAATGACTGGTATACCGAGGTGCTGGCTGACAGACTGTTGCTCCAGGATCTGCTGGTTATGATGGCTCGTTCTACTGAGTGCCAGACTGCATTCGGCTATGGACGGTGCAATAGTTCTAATAGTATTGCTCCTGGTACGATGAACTCCAAGGGTATGTTCTGGGGTTCTAATGACAAGACTTCCGGTGTGAAGGTCTTCGGTATGGAGAATGTCTGGGGTAACCTGTGGCGTCGTACTGCTGGCTGGATCAATGCCAATGGAACTCAGAAGGTCAAGCTGACTCGTGGTACTCACGATGGTTCTACTGTAACCGACTACAACACAGACGGAAACGGTTATAAGACGATCGCAAATGCTACCCCGGCTGGTTCTTCCGGTGGCTACATCAGCAGCATGAAGACGGAAGCATTCGGACGGCTGCCTGTTAATGCAAGTGGTTCCAGCAGCACTTATGAGGCTGACGGCATGTGGTACAATAACAGCCAGGTCAATTACGCGTTTGTCGGCGGCGGCTGGGGCAATGACCTTATGGTCGGTCCTTTCTACGCTAATCTGGGCAATACGGCGTCCGATTCGGCCTCGAACGCTGGCGCGGCTCTCTCTTGTAAACCGCTTGCTGCTGCGTAAGCAGCGAGGAGAGGACGGGAGAACCTTAGGTTCGCCGGGTAAACGAAAACAATTAAATATTAGGGGTATACACTGCGCCCAGCGCGTATGTCGGCGGCAACTGGAACAATGACCTTATGGTCGGTCCTTTCTACGCTAATCTGAACAATACGGCGTCCAATTCGAACTCGAACAATGGCGCGGCTCTATCTTATCCATAAGAAGCTCTCCTTAATGCAGTGTATGCCGCCATTTCAAAATGGCAAGAGATATCCGCATCTCTTCCTCACCACTTGGTGAAAATTAACTCGGTGCAAGCATCTGTGAGTAGCTGAAAATAAGTCGAAAGCGGATGAGAGGATAAGAGAGAACATGAAATCCTATAACCACTTGTACGAAAAAACAATATCCGAAACGAACCGACGGTACGCTCTGTCTCAAGCAAAGCACAGCAAGAGATTCCGTAAAATCATGAAACACCGGCACATGTCTGACGATGCCGCAGTTGAACAATCCTTAGACTGGATAGTCAATTACGAAAACGCCGAGCATGTGCCGGTTTACATTTATGACGGGATTACTCGCAAGGAGCGCACTATTATTGTCCCTACGATGGAAGAGCTGCTTGTTCAGCATTGCATCGTAAATGCCATGAAGCCGATGTTCTGCAAGGGAATGTATGAACACAGCTATGCCAGTCTTCCGGGCAGAGGTGCCCATAAAGGAAAGCAGGTAATTGAGAAGTGGATCAGGACTGACCCGAAGAATTGTAAGTATGTCCTCAAAATGGATATTCGCCATTTCTTTGATTCCATCCCACACGATCGTTTGAAAGCCAAGTTGAAGAAGACCGTTCATGACGAGAAGATGTTGGAGCTATTATTCCGCATTATCGATGTCACAGAGGTTGGTATTCCGCTTGGTTTTTATACTTCTCAATGGCTTTCTAACTGGTATTTGCAGGGTTTAGATCATTTCATCAAGGAGCAGCTCTGTGCTGTGCACTATATGCGCTACATGGATGACATGGTCATTTTCGGAAGTAACAAGAGGGTTTTGCACCGCATGAGACAAGCTATTTCCGATTATTTGGAAATGGAGCTTGGCTTGGAACTTAAAGCGAATTGGCAAGTCTTTCGCTTTTCTTATGGTAACAACCAGGGGCGTGACCTGGACTTCATGGGATTTCGCTTTTATCGTAATCGAACGATTCTTCGAAAATCCATTATGTACAAGGCCACGAGAAAAGCTCGCAAAATCTCCAAAAAGGAGAAAGCAACCATACTCGATGCTCGGCAAATGTTGTCTTATCTCGGCTGGATCGACTGCACCGATACCTATTTGATGTATCGGAAGTGGATAAAACCATGTGTCAGCTTCCAGCAATTGAAGCGAAAAGTTTCACGATATGACAAATACGATGAGAAGCGAGTATATCAAAAACTCGTCAGTCTTTATACTGCGAAAGGAGGAAAGTCGCATGGAGTTGAATTACAAGTACGCCGAGAGCACAGTCCAACCGACTGCACTTGAGGTTACTGTTGGAACCGTATATCTCCGCAAGGGCATTACGAGTATTACACGAACTTCAGAACAGGGCGATAAAACCACTTACTGGACTTATCAGGAAGCGACGCTGACCCCTCAGGAGTTCAATGAATACACCAATCTGCTTATGGCTGAAAACGCCATTAAAGGCACGAATGATTCGGACAACATTGTTCAGCTCATGGCAGGTCAGGAAACTGGTGATTCCCAGCAGCTTGCCATCATGGAAGCAATTGCTGATCTGTATGATGCTGTCGCAGCAATGATTCCTTAATGAGGAGGTAGCAAAAATGGTCAATCTTTATGCCACGCTTATCATCAATAAGCGAAGAACCTTCGACCATGTGCCTGAGAAATTCAAGGTAGATGTCGAGGCAAAATTGTTAGAATATGGCTATGATACCAACGGCGATCCTATCGCTGAGGAGGAGTAACCATGTTTTATATTTTATCCAAAATTTTGATAGGAGGTAACAACATGGTAGCACTGTATGTCGCACTCATCATCGCAGGTCGTCGGACCTTTAATCAGGTTCCGGCGAAGTTCAAGGCTGCTGTCAAGGCTGATCTGGAAGCTCTCGGTCTTGACGAAAATGGTAATCCTGTGGATTAACCGAAATTGGCAGGGAGTCTACTTTGCGGTGGGCTCCCTCGCCTAATTAAAAGAGGTTTGGGGTGATATTTCCTACAAGCTTCTTAATTCATTTATGACTTCAAGGAGGATGATACATGGAAATGGAACCCTGGCTGCAAACGCTATTAACCATTTTGGGGACGATACTTGCTTCTTCTGGATTTTGGGCATATATCCAAGAGCGAAGCAAACGAAAAGCTGCTGAGAATAAGCACAACAATCTTGAAACGCAAATGCTCATTGGTTTGGCTCATGATCGCATTATCTATCTCGGTATGGCCTACATCGAGAGGGGCTATATTACACAGGACGAGTATGAGAATCTGTATGAATACTTGTACAAGCCTTATGAAAAATTAGGCGGTAACGGTTCGGCTAAGCGAATCATGACAGAAGTTGACCAACTTGCGATTCATAAATCAACTTACAATGCTTGAATTGGAGGTGAGATTATGAGTTATTCTGTTTCTGGCACAATGATTACTTTGACTCGGGGTGATACTTTTTCGGCGCTTATTACGATTACTGATCTAAATGACAATCAGTATATTCCAATGAATGGTGATCGTATTCGATTTGCCATGAAGAATGACTATAATGATGAAACTCCTCTTCTTATCAAGGAGATTCCGATTGACACGATGATCTTGACCCTCAATCCGGAAGATACAAAACATCTTCCCTTCGGAAAGTACGTCTACGACATTGAATTAACGAAGGCCACAGGAGAAGTTGATACTTTCATCACAAAAGCAATTCTTAAGCTAACGGAAGAGGTGCATTGACATGAGTAGCATAAAAGCGTTTGAGTGCCTTACTGGTCATATCTCTGGACTATGCACATTATCTGGTAAATTAACTTGCTTTGGAAGTTTGTCTGGCAAGCTGTCTGCTGTGATAGATTTTAATGCTTATTCTGGAGAATATGAAGTGGTGCCTAACGCTTTTAACACTCAGGTCTTGCCAACAGCCAATAAAGTGCTTAAGAAAGATATTGTTGTTCAAAAAGTCCCATATTTCGAAACCAGTAACAACTATGATGGGGTTACGGTTTATATTGCAGAGGAGGTTAATCAAAATGCCTAACCAAAACGTTAATAAGGTTATTTATGGCGGTCGTGTTCTCATCGACCTTACTGGCGACACCGTAGACCCCAGTAAACTTCTCAAAGGATCTAAAGCTCACGACAAGAGTGGAGCTCAAATTGAAGGTGCTTGCACATTTGATGTTGATTCTACGGATGCCACCGCTGTCGCTGCTGAAATCTTGTTTGGAAAGACTGCGTATGTAAGTGGCAATAAACTAACTGGCACAATGAAAAACAATGGTGCCGTTACTAAGAAGATCACCACCAGAGACGAGGAAGTTACAATTCCTCAGGGTTTCCACGATGGCAGCGGTAAAGTGGGAATCGACGCAACTGAAAAAGGCAAGCTGATTGCCAACAATATTCGAGAGGGCGTAACTATCCTCGGCGTTGAGGGTACAATGTCCGGCTCGGAAAACATGAAACCACAGGCTAAGACAGTTACACCGTCCACCGCGAAGCAGACGATTCTGCCTGATACAGAGTATAACTGTTTGTCTCAGGTAGAAGTTGAAGCTATTCCTTATGTGGAAGCAGATAATCCTGCTGGAGGAGTGACGGTAATGATTGCGGGGTGAGAGTAAATGGCTGTAAATAAGGTCGTTTACAATCGCCGGACACTAATCGATCTGACCGCCGATACCGTCAGCAAAGAAACTCTTAAAAAGGGATTTACAGCTCATCAAGCCGATGGTACAATGATTACCGGTGAGTTTATTGGCGATGATTACGATGAAATTGACCGAATTCTTACAGCCGGTTTAACGGATGGCTATAAACATTTTTCGGACGATGGTACAATCATCAGCACAATCGATTCACAGGGTCGAACACTGGTTAAGACTTTTTCAAATGACTTTTTGACCTGTATCACGGTTCTAACTGATCCGGACGGGAATGAACTTGGTCGTACTGTGAGGTCTTTTTCTGACAATAGCAGCACGATTATTACTACCGACTCTAAAGGACAGAAGCTTGTTAAGAAGTTTTCGAATAACATGCTTAACATGGAAGCGGTTCTTACGGATGCTGCTGGTAAGGAGCTTGCCCGTCTTACAAAGGTCTTTTCCGCAGATGGGAAGGACATCACTTCGACCGTGGTTTATGGGAAATAAGATGCAATTTGAAGCCGTTGCGTGTAGGTTATTTCTGCATTATTCCTACACTTTGGCTCAAAAAGCCAGTAATTACGGGATATTTTGCTTCTATAATAGAAACTTATCACGGTCTAACCACTTCTAAACCCATGCAATTACGCTGTTTTCAGAGTGGTTAGAAGTGGGTAAATGCCGAGAAATGTAGGTAACTCGTGCATTATTTCTACACTACTCCTACATCTATATTCCTACACAAAGTCAGCCTCCTCGTTGTGCTGAGTGCCTTTGTTGGTGCTCCCACTTCGGGGAGGCTTTTCTTTGTTTTTACAAGCTATTTTATTTTTTCAATTTCATCTTTCAACCATTCAAATTCTCTCTGGGTATAAACCTTTTCAGTGATGTCAGAGATCTTGTGACCAACCATATATTTGATTGCGTACTCGTCAACGCCGTACTTCTTTGCCATCGTCACAAAGTGTTTGCGACCATCATGCGGTCTATGCTCGAGGTTCAAATTCAATTCATCTCGAATCATGCTGAAGCCTTTTTGGTATCGAGCATAAGTGAGTGCAGTGTTTTTACTGCGAGCATTCTGATTAACATAGTTGAGCAGATACAGACTTCCAAGTTCCTGAGCCTCTTTATATTTTCGTTTGACCAAATGACGAATCTTCGAGTGAATTGGAACCACACGATCTGTACCGGCATCTGTTTTGATACCGCCTCGGAAAGTCCAGTTTTCCAAATCCACATTCTTTAATTCCAGCAAACCAAGTTCCTGGGGTCGCCAACCAGAATAGCACTGAATGAGCAGGACATCTACAAGCATTACAGGGTTGAAGCATTTTCCATAAAGTGTGAACATCTCCTTTCATGTTTCTTTTCTCCTTTCGGTGATTGGTGGAAATTCAGCTCTGTAAACTTATTCAGAGTTGATTACACTGCCGACATTTGAAGAACGGTTTTGTTATTTGAAACTCGATGGCTCTATTGGGAAAGAGACTTTCGGTTTTAAGCGCTGGCTGAACCAAGAATTCTATCATTCAGACAAGTGGTTAAGATTCAGAGATGAAATTATCATTCGTGATGAAGGTTGCGATCTCGGAGTACCGGGTTATGAAATCTTTGGCTCAATGTTGATTCATCATCTGAACCCCATCACTTATGAAGACCTGTTGAATCAGAGTCCATGTGTCTTCGATCCGGAGAATGCAATATGCACCAAGTTGAATACGCATAATGCTATTCACTATGGAGATGAACCGTATGCTAACATGGCAACTGTTGAATTTAAGACACAGCTTCTTGAATCGGCTGTTGCCTGCGGTACCTTGACTAAAACTGCCGATGGTATGTATAAGACGGTCAAGGGTAATGTCATTGATGCTACACATGGGTTCAATGATTCTTTGCAGGATCAGTGGATGACCACGGAAGCTCTGGTCGGCACTCTTCGTAATTATGCGGATGAAACGACTGAAATCGGTGCTAAAGCATTCGCTGCTGCACAGGATGTTAAGACATTCACTCAGTTGATGGACACTCTCAAGGAAGCTGTAGGTTCAGGATGGGCGAACACATGGGAAATTCTGTTCGGTGATTTTGAGGAAGCCAAAGAGCTTTGGACTGGACTCAGCCAGGTTATCGGTGGATTTATCGATGCCCAAGCAGATGCTCGCAATGAGATGTTGCAAGGGTGGAAAGATCTTGGCGGAAGAACCAAACTGATCGAAGCACTTAAAAATGCTTTTGAAGGCGTTCAGAGTGTTATCAAACCGATCTATGAGGCATTCCGTGAGATATTTCCTCCTACCACAGCCAAGCAGCTTTATGATATCACTGAAAATCTGCGAAAATTCACAGCGAATTTGAAACTCAGTGATACTGCTTCGGTAAATTTGAAGTCCACTTTCAAGGGTTTGTTTGCGATCTTGGATATCGTTAAGCAAGCCTTTTCTGCTATATTTACAGCAATCAAACCGTTGTTCGGCGGGCTTGGAACACTCGGAGATGGAATTCTTGGTTTCACTGGCGGTGTTGGTGATGCTATCGTGGCATTTGATGAGTTTATCAAAACCAGCGGAGCATTCCAGAAAGTCGGTGAGGGTATTGCTACGGTCATTCAGATAATTATGACCGCTTTATCGACGCTGAAGAATAAGATCAAAGAGAAATTCGAATCTGCCAATTTTGAAGTGTTTCATTCTCTGCTTGAGCGAATTCATGAGAGAATGGCGCAGGTCGGAGAAGCAGCCGGTGAGATGAAATCCGGCGTTATCGTCGCCTTTGAGGTCATTGGCGAAACTCTCGCTAATTGCCAGTTTGTTCAGCTTCTCTCTGCCGTATGGAATGCTGTTAAGACAATCGGAAGTGGTATCGTTAAAATCCTTGGCGAACTCGGCAGTTCCTTAGCAAAGAATCTTGGTGAAGCCAATTTCAGCGGAATCATCGATCTGCTGAATGGTATCTCGTTCGGTGCTATTGCTGTCGGCATCACGAAGTTTGTCGGTACATTCCGAAAAGCTATTGAAGATATCGGCAGTTTCAAGGAATCCTTTATCGGAATTCTTGACAGTGTTCGAGGATGCTTTGAAGCTTACCAGAATCAGTTGCAGGCAGGTACATTGCTGAAAATTGCATCAGCTATTGCCATTCTCACAGCATCCTTAATTGCACTCAGTCTTGTAGACAGCGAAAAGCTGAATGTGGCTCTTGGAGCAATCACTGTGTTGTTTGCCGATCTTCTCGCTTCTATGGCAGTGTTTAACAAGATCAGTGGTCAGGTAACTGGTGTGGTGAAGAGTGTAACGGCTATGCTCGGTATTGCTACGGCGGTGCTTATTTTGGCGAGTGCACTTAAAAAGATCGCAGATCTGGACGCAAAACAGCTTACCACCGGCCTCATTGGTGTTGCGGGTTTGACCACTATGATGGTTGCCGCGGCCAAAGCTATGAGTTCCAACAGTAAAGCTATTATCAAGGGTGCTACTCAAATGGTGATCTTTGCAGCCGCAATCAAGATTCTTGCTTCTGTTTGCGAGCAACTTGCTAAATTGGACTGGAACCAGCTTGCGAAAGGTCTTGTCGGCGTTGGTGTGTTGCTTGCCGAGGTTTCTCTGTTCCTGAGAACCGCAAAATTCAGCGGCAAATCCATTACTACGGCTACAGGCATCGTGATTCTTTCGGCAGCAATCAAGGTACTGGCATCTGCCTGCAAAGATTTCGGCGAAATGAAATGGGAAGACATCGGTAAGGGGCTTGCCTCCATTGCCGTCCTTCTTGCCGAGATCACTGCATTCACAAAACTTACCGGAAATGCTCAAAATGTCATTTCTACTGGTGTGGCGTTAATTGCCATTGCCGCCGCTATGAAAATCCTTGCCTCTGCGGTTAAGGACTTCTCAACCATGCAGTGGGATGAGATTGCTCGTGGTCTGACTGCTATGGCTGGCGCACTTGCTGCGATCACTGTAGCGGTTAAATTCATGCCGAATAATATGGCTGGCATCGGCGCCGGTTTGGTGATCGTTGCTGCGGCACTCGTCGTCCTTTCGACTGCTCTTGAGAAGATGGGAAATCTGAGTTGGGAGCAGGTAGCAAAAGGACTTATTACCCTTGGCGGCGCAATGGCCATTCTTGCAATCGGTCTGAATGCCATGACAGGCACTCTTGCAGGTTCTGCGGCGCTTCTTGTTGCTGCAAGTGCCCTCTTGGTGCTTACTCCGGTACTAACTATTCTCGGCGCCATGAGTTGGAGTTCCATCGTGAAAGGTCTCGTTACCCTGGCAGGTGCATTTGCTATCCTCGGTGTTGCAGGCGCTGTACTCACTCCCCTGGTTCCTTCCATTCTCGCTTTGAGTGGCTCGCTGGCACTAATCGGGGTAGCAGTTGTCGGTATTGGTGCAGGGCTTGCTCTGGCGGGTGCCGGTCTATCTGCTTTGGCAGTAGGCTTGACGGCTCTTGCAGCGGCAGGAACCGCTGGCGCTACAGCCATCGTCGCTTCTTTGACTGTTATTATCACAGGCGTAGCAGGTCTTATTCCCGCTATAGTAGCAAAGATCGGCGAGGCAATTGTCGAATTTTGCAAAGTTATCGCTGATAGTGCAGGAGCCATTGGAGAAGCAGTCAAGGCGGTTATTCTTATGCTGGTGGATGTACTTGTTGAGTGCGTTCCCGCTATCGCTGATGGGGCATTGAAGCTCATTGCAGGTGTTCTTGAAGCATTAGTAGAATATACCCCGTCTATCGTCGATTCCATTTTTCAGTTTCTTATTGCCGTACTTGAGGGTGTAGCTAAGAATCTTCCCAGTCTGATTCAGGCTGCTGTTGATGTATTGATGGCATTCTTCTCCGGCATTGTTGATGCACTTAAGGGTATCGATACAGAAACTCTTCTTCAAGGAATTGTCGGTATTGGTCTGCTTGCAGCAATCATGGCTGCCTTGAGTGCAGTAGCAGCTCTTGTTCCTGGTGCCATGCTGGGTGTTCTCGGTATGGGTGCTGTCATCGCTGAACTCGCTCTTGTTCTTGCGGCGGTCGGTGCCCTGGCACAAATTCCTGGTTTGAACTGGCTTATCAATGAAGGCGGTAATCTGCTTCAGGGAATTGGTACGGCAATCGGTAAATTTGTTGGCGGTATCGTCGGCGGTTTTATGAGTGGCGTATCCAGTCAATTCCCGCAAATTGGTTCTGACCTTTCCGGGTTTATGACCAATGTCCAGCCGTTCCTTGATGGTGCAGCTTCCATAGATCCGGCTATGCTGGACGGTGTTAAGGCTCTTGCAGAAACGATTCTTATCCTGACAGCCGCAAATATTTTGGATGGACTGACCTCGTGGTTCACCGGCGGAAGCTCACTCTCCGGCTTTGCTGAAGAGATGGTTCCGTTTGGAAAAGCTATGAAGCAATTCTCTGATGAAATCAGCGGTATTGATGGAGAAGCAGTTTCCAATGCTGCAATCGCAGGTAAGACTCTTGCGGAGATGGCTGATACACTTCCTAATACTGGCGGTGTCGTTGGTTTCTTTGCCGGAGAGAACGATATGAATGCATTCGGTGAACAGCTTATTCCATTTGGTCGTGCCATGCGTAACTTTGCAAACGAAGTCGCCGGAATTGACGCCAGTGTTATCACTGAAGCGGCTACCGCTGGTAAAGCACTTGCAGAGATGGCAAGCACTGTTCCGAATAGTGGCGGTGTTGTCGGCTTCTTCGCCGGAGAGAACGATATGGACGATTTCGGAGAACAGCTGGTTCCGTTCGGCAGAGCAATGAAGAATTTCTCTGACGCCGTTTCCGGACTAAAAGCCGATGTCATTCAAAATAGCGTTACCGCAGGTCAGGCTTTGCTTGAACTTGCAAATACGGTGCCGAATACGGGCGGCGTTGTATCCTGGTTTACGGGAGATAATGACCTTGAAACCTTTGGCGAACAGCTCGTTCCGTTTGGTACTGCGATGAAGAACTATTCTTTGGCTGTTACAGGATTGGATGCATCTGTCGTCACAAACTCCGCAAATGCAGCTAAAGCTCTGGTTGAGCTTTCAAACAATTTGCCGAATAGCGGCGGTATCGTATCCTGGTTTACCGGCGATAACGATATTGCAAGCTTCGGCGAGCAGTTGGTATCTTTCGGTCAGTCATTTGCTGCGTACTACAACAGCGTTAGCGGAGTGGATGTGGCTAAGTTGAGTGGTGTGGTTGTCGAATTCAGAAACCTTGTGGACTTGGCAAACGGCATTAAGAGTGTTGATACAAGTGGAATGTCTACATTTGCTCAGAATCTTACGAATTTGGGTAATGCTGGTATCGATGGCTTTATCAATGCCTTTACGAATGCTAATTCCCGTGTGAGCACTGCTGCAAACACAATGATTACCACATTCATCAATGCTGCTAAAGCACAGCAAGGTAATTTGACAAGCACCTTCACTACCATGATTAACGGAATCGTTGCTACTTTTACAAGCAAGTACAGTCAGTTCACAATCATGGGACAGACGATGATGACCAACTTTATCTCCGGTATTCGTACCGGCGACGCATCGGCTCGATCTGCGTTTGTCACAATCGTGTCCGGTTGTCTGACAGCAATCCGAAATAAGTTCTACGAGTTTAACACCGTTGGACAGACTACGATGACAAATCTCATTGCTGGTATTCGGACAAAGAATCAGCTTGCAAAAGATGCCTTTGTTCAGATCATCAACAGTTGCCTGACGGCAATCCGAAATAAATACACCGACTTCTACAATGCCGGTAAGTATCTTGTTGAGGGCTTTGCTAAGGGTATTGACGAGTATACCTGGTACGCAGAAGCACGAGCGAGAGCAATGGCAAGAGCTGCTGCACAGGCTGCGGAAGCTGAACTTGACATCAACTCACCGTCCAAAGTTGGTTATCGAATCGGCGGGTTCTTTGGTATGGGCTTTGTCAATTCTCTGATCGACTACACTGATAAGTCTTATGACGCCGGTGCATCTGTTGCAAAGTCGGCTAAAGAGGGACTCCGCAATGCGGTTTCCAAGATCAGTGATTTCATTGAAAATGGGATTGATTCTCAGCCAACGATTCGACCGCTACTTGATCTGTCTGATGTAACAGAGGGTGCTGGTAGACTGTCGGCACTTCTGAGTCGGAATCAGGCAATGAAGATCAGCGCTGGCATGGAACATGAGGGTACTGGTATCGTTCAAAATGGCGGTACTACACCTACCTCCGGAAACAACTACAATTTTATCTAAACTTGATATAGAAAATCCGATTATCCGCATAAATACAGCATTTAAGGGCTGTTCATCACTTGAAAAAATAAGTGTT